CCACGTAACAGATAAACTACGCTCCACCTAGAAGACACCTACGCTACCAATCCAACTTAAACCAAACCCAGTGATTGCTCCAGTCATTCATCGTGATATCACTTGAGACCAAAACATAATCAGAATCTGGAAAGCGATAACGGAGATTGGCCAACTTGTCTTTAACCATGGCTCTAAACCGTATATTCACTTCATCAATCGCAAAGCCTATCCCAGGTTTTGACGGTATGTCAAACCACTTGGCAGACTCGGCTGAATTCTGATTAGAATTATGCAACCGATCAACTATCTCATCAGCGATAGAAACACAACAAATTATCCGGAAACGTCCCTGAGCAGCTTTCTGCGCCGAATGCAACTCATTCTTAATCATAACTCTAACCGGGTCACAGAAGCCTTGTTTAACCAATTCTTCTGGATCCTCCGGTAAAACTTTACAATTTCGATAGAGATTCATTCTAGCAGTCACAACTCTAAAGAGTTCATCTGGAACATTCTCAAGAATTTCCTTCTTGGTAGAACCATATGTAACCCACGGTACGCCAGGAGTTGCAGAGAGTTTCAACACCTTGTAACACCAATCCACAAAACGAGCCTTATCCATACGAAACACAGGTCTGTCGAAATGCTCATCGTATTTAGCATGAGGAAAGTTCCTAGACCACTCTTCACCTAAAGTGTTGAGCATTCTAGTTTCTTGCATTTCCGCTAAAACATCATCAGCAATCCCGATATAACCTTCAGCATGAACAAGGAGAGAGCTCAACTCCGCATTGGGCCCTCTTGCTGGATGCGCGAGTCCTTCAATATCTGTTGCCACTTCGATATTTCTGCCTTGGCTCTCACAACCTCTGAGGACTCTACAGAATTCTTGTGTCGTCGACGAGACCGTCGTGACAGTAGTATTTCTGTCTCCAAAAGGGGTTCTTGGACCTTGGCCGCAACGTTGGAGGCCGATTCCCCGCTCCCACTTTTCTCCTCCTTTGATGAATCTGTAATCAAAGGAATCAACGTACTCGTGGAGGACGACTGAAAATCCGCATAATCTAGCGAAACCTTATCATCAATGACCCCAGCCGTAGCATCGACAGCTAAATTAGCAAGAGTTATTTCCCGTTGTAATTGGGTCATCTCTTTCTTCTTAGCGTCGATTTCCTGATTCAATTTTGCAATTTTATCAACACGGATAGTGTCTTGAGCTTTGGCAGCTTTCACCTTCTCACGGGCTAAAGCCTCTTCAGCTTGCGCAGCTTCTCGTTCCTTGCGTAGTGCCAATCTTTCCTCTTCAACAGTCTTACGTGAGGATCGCAATTCATTCGTGATTGCCAATGCTTCAGCTATTTCTTTCTTGGCCTCTAAAGCAGACTTGGTTTCCTGGGTGTAGAATTCTCTACCCGTAGTATTTCCAAATGAGCTATCGTGGCCTTGATTCACAGCAGTATCAGTAACCCTAGCGAACTCTTTGCGATCAGAGTCGTAATAAACGCTAAAATCTTTACCTAATCGAACATTTCGGTTCTTTCGGAGAAAGTCCTCAGCGTATTGATCAGCGACTTCAGGACGCATCCTATCTTCTTCCTGCATGATGGCATCTCGTACTACCCTCCTACGCTCAGCGTAATTCTCGGGCTCATACGTCTCTTGCTGAAACGGCTTCGTAACAAAATCATAAAAGAAAGCTGAAATCGCCATATTCTTCTTGGCGAGATCATCATATCCCGTATGAAATGCCACAATTTG